TCAAGAAACCGGAACCAGAAATGATCTTCCGCAAGGTCACGGGTCGGCAGGCCGATATCGTAGGAAAGCCCGCCATCCCCGGCCAGAATCGTCAAACCGTCTCGTGCATGCGGGCCGGGGTTGCTGGCGTCAATCGGCGTCAACGCCTCCATATCGAACAGCACAAGCTGTGCTGCCTTATGCAGGACTTCCTCGACATTCTCACGGATCCGCGACGGAATACCGTGCTGCAGCGCCGCCACCAGTTCCTTTGTTCCGGTGACGGGCATGGCGGCTATCTCCGTGACGGTTTCCAGCCCCGAAGGGCCGCCCGCAATTTGTCGGCGACTTCATCCTTGGATGGCTGCCGTGTTTCCGGTTCGTCATCGACGCCATTGCTTTTGCGCAGGAAGTCGATGCGGCCATCAAGGGCCAGCAGAATGCGCGGGACCGGCGGTCGCATAGCGATAAACAAGGTCCCACCATTCATCGAGGCTTACGGCTTTCCCGGCGCTTCATCCGCATCGCCCGCATCATCGGCAACATCGTTGCCATCAATGATCGGGCGTCCGCCATTTAGAAGAACGGTGATGTAATTGATCAGGTCAGCGCCCAGTTTCGCCTTGTCCGGCTCCTGCCAGATGGTCGTGACCAGATCGTCATATTCCGACGGCTTAAGCTTCAAGCCAGCCCCGGCAACGATGATCTGGGCCATCGCGTCGAAATCAAGATCACGCACCTTGCGATAGGCCGGATTAAGGCCACCGGCAAAGCTGTTGATCATCCGCACCGCGGATAGTTTCGGTGCAAGATAATGGACCGTGCCCGCGACCGTAACGGTCAGTTCCGGGGCCGTGGCAACAGCCTGTTTTGTCTTGGTCATCTGAATACCTTTTGGGATCGGGGGAAAGATGGCGGGCGCGAACCCCCGTCACGCGCCCGCCTGCCGCGGCAATCTGTTAAACGGCGGCGACTTCAATCGGTCGGGTATTGATCCCGATATTACAGGTGGCACCGACAACACTTTCAGGACTGCCAATCTGACGACGGAAAGACATCACACGCCCGCGGAAAAAGAATGTCGTCGGGCTGGAAGGCGAACCGGTCCCGGCATCATTCAATGTCACCTTGAACGCCCATTCGTTGTCCGACGCCAACGCAGCCTTGCATTGGTTCTGCCCCGTATCATCCGGGTCATAACCAAGCTGCAAAGGCAGTGACCCCGGATCCTCGGTGCCCTTGAACTTGCGCACCAGACGATCCGCAAGCGAGACATGGGTAATCGTCGAAAATTCCGCCCCGAATTCACCCAGATCGGTAATTTCAGCAACTTCAAGGTATGTTTCCGCCTCGAACGCCGACTGCGTTGCCGCGACAGATGATCCGTCGGAAATAGAAAGTGTACACCCGGCCGCTGTTTGCACGGTCATGGCAATGGCTCCTTAGTTTTGCATGAAATGGCCGTCACGGCCGGGTTAAGGCCGGATGATCGCGCGCAGCGTCACCCGCCCGGTATAGGTCGTTCCGTCAACATCCTTTGACGTTGTCACCCGCTCGAACCGCAGGTTTTCACACACCCCGGCATCCATCGCGGGGCGCGTGTTTTCCGTGGTGGTGCGGATGGTATCGGCAATCTGCTTGACTTCCTTGCGACCGGCATAATCAGACCAGATCGACAGATAGACCATTACCGTTTCGCGGTACTGGCCCAGCGCCCGGCTGTTGGACACCAGATCGGCATCAACCGCCACATACGGGTATTGCGCATCATCGGGCACATCGTCGTAAACAGGACAGGACAACACCCCATCCAGCAGGGTGACGATTGCCTTTTGCAGGTCAAGACTGCTCATTGCACCGCCCCCGTTTCCGCCTCGATCACGCGATCAAGGGCACGCGCCACATCCGGCGCATGGCGGATATCAAACACCATCCCGCCCCACGAAAGCCGGTCACTCGCAGTTAAACCCGCCCAAACACCGGCATTGCGCGATGTAAACCGGTATCGCGAAACGGCCCGCTTGGCATCGCCAACCGCACTTTCATCGCCGCTGATCTGCAAGCATTCCGCCCAGACCGTGCCGATATCGGCCCATGCTTCGGTGGCACCGCCATAGCCATCCGGCGTGCGCGTGACGCGCCGCACCGTGACCCGCTGATCAAATGCGCCGGAACCGGCATTTCGCATTTTGCGCCGCATCAGAACACCTGCCGGAACGGGCTTAACAGCCAGTCCACCGTTTTGTTTTGATGGATTTCGAAATCGACCGATTGCGCCTCGCGATGCTCATACAGGTCACCGATCAAAAGCAGCCCGGCATTGCGGATCGCCGCCGGCACATCATCCGCCGCATCGCCATAACCCGCCACAAATGTCACCGTCACCGCATCGGGCACATCGCGGGTTGATGGCCATGTCTGACTGTATGCCGGCACAATGTGCGACGGATATTTTCCCCGGTTCACGACCTGGTAAAGGCCGCTATCCAGGGTGATTTCATCGCCGTCATCGTCGATATATTCAATCGCCGATACCGTTTGCAAGGGCGGCAACGGCAACCGAATGGCGCAGGATCGCTGCGGAAAACGCGGCAATTTCATTTGCCATGTCTGCGTAATCAGGGCGCGGCCCAAAATGCCGTCAATCCCGTCAAGATGGCTTTGAACCCCGTCGCGATAGATTGCAATCAGGTCCTTGTCTTCTGGCGCTGCCGGGCTGCCGGAAAGCGGCACGCGCAAATGCTCATACACCCGCGCGTCTTCCATGAAATCCGTCGCGGGCGCGACGGTCTGCACCAAACTGTAATCCATCCCCGCCCCGATAAAAAAGGGCCGCGCGTCCTTGCGACGCGCAGCCCTGTGATCAACCTAGAACCAGACCAGTCGTATGGATATCCATACAACTGATATTCCTGCCGGGCGTATTACGCCGCGACAACCTCTCGCACCGGCAGGGCCACCGAAACCGGCACCACCACCCCGCGCGATACAATCGGCCCGAACCGGCAATTCGTCCCGGATGGCAACGCACCCGGCATGCTCAGCAATGCTGAACGCCAGCCGGTCGCCCATTTGGTATTGGCAAACACGCGACGCAAGGCAGGATGCGCATTCGCCACCAGAACCCCGCCGCTACAATATTTGTCGCAAACCCGGATACCCATCATCCGCAACCGGTCGGCAGATGCCGCCGAATGCCGCGCATCACGCACCAGATCACCAATCACCCCGCCCCCATCGGCAGACGCGCCAAGCAACCAGGCAAGGCATGCTTCGCCGTTCGAACTGTCAAGGCCGGTATATTCCGTCTCCGGATAGACCATCGGCAACGCGCCGCATTCATTCCAGATGCGCCGCGCCGCAGCCCGCCCGAAAATCTTGCGCACCTCGCGCACAACCGCCAGCGCCGAATTGACCTCCGCCGTGCCATATTCCGATTCTTCGCCAGTTTCCAGATCGCCCGTCGGCGCAACCGGCGGGATTTCATACCGACCGGTGCGGCGCAATGTCGGCAGAACTTCCGCCGTCACCCATTTCTTGAACCGCTTGGCGCTTTCCTTGCGGCTGGTCAGGATCAGCGAATACAGACCGCTTTCATTGATGATGGTCACTTCCTGAGTGCCGCCGGGGGTGTCCACAGTATGGACATCCTTTTCATCATCATCTAGTCGGGCGGTGACATTTCGGTTGTTTGTAATAGCCAGCACACGACAGATATCGGCCAGCACAAACCACACCACGCCGTCGCGGTCGATGGTGCGGACTTCGCGCCCCTCGAAATCAAAAACCATTGGCATTGTCATTGCACACCGCCTTTCAGCGCATGGATATCAACCCGCAGGCTGGCGACCCGCGCAATCAGCATTGCATGACCGCGTTCGGACAACGCATCGCTATTCGGCTCCGCCAGTGACAGCAGGGCATCGAACTTGATGCACAATTCATTCATGTCGCGGGCCCGCACCGCGACAAGCTGATCCTCGTACCAGTCGGCAAGATTGCCGTCGCCATCGCCATCCCCGATCAAGCGCAGCGACTCATAGGCAAACCGCAGATCGGTGACGGTAGAGGCGATAGAAAACTTAATGTCCGCCATAATTCAACCTCCGAAAATAAGCGCTGTGCCTA